TAATTCTTCTGCAACAATTCGTTCCGACCGTGGAGGTGGTACTGTTACCGTTAATGGTGGAAATTACAAAACAAGTGGTAAAGGTTCACCAACTATTTACTCTACTGCTGATATTACAGTTAATGATTCATATCTTGAATCTACTGCATCTCAGGGCGTAGTTGTTGAAGGCAAAAACTCAGTTACACTTAACAATACTAATCTAATGGCCAACAACAACACGAAGAACAGTAACAAATCTGATTATTATCAGGCAGTTATGATATATCAGTCAATGTCAGGTGATGCTTCTGAAGGAACTTCAAGCTTTACAATGAATGGCGGCTCCCTCACTAATGTAAATGGCGATATATTCTTCGTAAATAACACATCTAGTGATATATCATTATCTAACGCCAACATCACCAATAACGATGCCAACAGAGTATTCCTTAGAGCTGCAGCTGCAGGATGGGGTACATCTGGTTCAAATGGTGGTAAAGTAAACCTCAAAGCCTCAAGTCAGACGATTAACGGCAATATGATTGTTGACAGCATATCTACCCTCAACCTGTATTTAAACGATAATTCAACATTTACAGGTGCTATTAATCCTGACGGCCAGAGCGGAAATGTCTATGTTGAACTAAAGAACGGTTCTACATGGACTCTCACAGCCGATTCATATGTAACTTCCCTTACATGCGATGTCAACTCAATTAACTTAAATGGGCACACCCTATATGTAAATGGCGTTGCTTATAATGAAAATACCATTTCTACAGGAAGTGCAATAGAAATAAAAACTAGCGATTCACAAAGCTCAGATGCAAAGAAATCCGACTCAAAAGGAGACAGCCAGGGCAAACCTTCCGATGGACAATCCTCTAAAGGAACTCCACCTAAAAAGCCTGAGTAAAGGAAAAAGTGCTTCATGAAAATGAAGCACTTTTATATTATTAAGATATTTAATATTTGAAGTCCATATTCTCGAAGTTTTGTTCTACTTCATTTGTCTGCATTTCACTTTTTACCCGAACTTCTTTTGTAACCTTACTATTATCTGGCTTTGCACACACATCCTTGCTTACTTTTACTTCTTTAGGCTTTCTATTAATCTCCTGCTGATTCTTTAAATCAAAGGCTTCTGCCATTACTGACATATTGCCAATATTATCACCTACAGAGTCCATAATTGAACTTGGAATAAATACTTTCGTAGAATTTCCATTTGCAATATCTTTCATAGCCTCAATACTCTTCATACGAAGGATTTGGTTAGTAGGCTGCGCTTGATTAAGTCGCTCTAAACCTTGAGCCTCAGCCTCATATACAAGCTCTATTGACCTTGCTTTACCTTCAGCAAGTGCGATTTGCGCATCTCTCTCAGCCTCAGCAGCAAGTACTTTAGCTGCCTTATCACCTTCAGCTCTCTTAACAGCACCTTCCTTGTGAGCTTCTGCTTCAAGAACAGTTTGTCTTCTCTCACGCTCTGCCCTCATCTGCTTACTCATTACATCTAAGATATCCTGTGGTGGCTGAATTGTCTTAACTTCCACTCTATTAATCTTAATTCCCCATTTATCAGTTGCCGCATCAAGTTCTGCCTCTAGTTGTGAATTAATTTGATCTCTACCAGAAAGTGTTGTATCTAAGTCCATTGTACCAATAATATTTCTAAGTGTAGTAGCACAAAGGTTCTCAACACCTGCAAGTGGATTCTCAACGCCATAAGTAAAGAGCTTTGCATCTGTAACTTTCATATAAACTACGGAATCAATATGCATAGCAACATTATCTTTCGTAATTACACCTTGTGGTGGAAAATCAAGCACTTGTTCCTTAAGTGACACTCTATTAACAACAGCATCAATAAGTGGTGCTTTAAGATGCACACCCGCTCCCCATTCTGCGTGAAACTTACCAAGTCTCTCAACAATACTAATCTGTGTCTGTGGCACAATTCTAAGTGACATACCAATCAATATAAGAATTATTACCACAATAATACCAAGTACAATTAACATAATATCCCCCCTATCAAATATTTGTAACTAAGATTATTGTACATAAAATCATGGGAAATGTACAATAAAAAACGTAAATACGCTATAATACGCATTTACGTCATCTTGAAAAGTGAGACACGGGGGAATCGAACCCATACTATATGCCCTTCTAACCCTTGATATTGCGTATTTTTCAAAAATCTTGGTGCAATTTTGGGTGCAATTCTCACCATTAGTCTCAATCCATAGTTTCCTAACTAACCAATTCCTCAATCGTTACTCTAAGTGCATCAGCTAATCGCTTCAAATTGTCATAAGATGCACCACTTAATTTCCTTGCTCCTTGCTCATAGGCTTGGATTGTTCTAACTGATATTCCAGATGCCTTCGACAAGTCTGATTGCGACATTCCTCTCCAACTCCTAACTTCCCTCAAGCCGACATCTGCTACCTCATAGAAATCTTCTTCATAGATGCCTTCTTCCTTGTCTTTCGCCTCGAAGAGAGAGAGAACCTCTGCTCCCTCGTCATAACTTTTCACTTGTTCAATGATATTTCCTGCCTCTCTATCCCTAATCACTATCATAATTTCATCTCCTTACCATTCTACGTCTTTTCCGTTCTCGTCAATAATTGCAACACCACCACCATTGAACTCGTCAAACTCGTTCTCGTGTTCCTCGCTAAAGTCCGATGCAAAATTGATTGCATCTGCTACATCATCAAATGTTGCCAATGTCTCTCCGTCTCTTCTGCCTGCTACCCAAATTACTTCATACTTCATATTCTTCCCTCCTGTTCTGGAAGGGCTTTGTTGCCCTTCCTCTTATCTGCATTGTCTCCTTGCATCTTTCATACATTCTGCTTTAGTATATCCGAATGCTATTGCATTTCCCCACTCGTTGCGAGCAACCCACTCGGTAACCATTCCGTTAGCCTTTGCCCTTTCATTGTAAGGGTCATAACTCTGAGTTTTCTCAAAACTTAAATCCTTAATCTTCATATCTTTGTCCTCCTTTGTTGTTCCCTCTTCTTGATTCTAATATACTACTATTGTAGTATAATGTAAAGCCTTTTCAACAAATTCGTGCATCTTTGCCACCTTGCACAATTTCCCCTGTGGTCTTTTGTATATATTATACTACTATTGTAGGATAGTGAGAACATAAAAAATAAGAGAGGCTTAGTTCCCCTAAAACCCCTCCCTTTGTGCGCTATTGTATCACAGAATTTTAGATGTGTAAATAAAAAAGAGCCGGTCTAGGAAAATATCCTAGGCCGGCTTATATTATTAACCCTACCACCACGCATGGCTATAGTGATAAGGCTAATATCTAATGTCTGTCATACAGATATTCGTTCAGGTCGCTCTTGGCTTCCACCATTTCTTCTGTATTATTACCGTCGATACCATGCGACAACAACGCTCCTATTGACTTCATTAGCACCTTAGTGCCTTCCTCCAAGTCTTTTATTCTTTCGCTATCATCTGTCAGCTGATTTCTCAGGTCCCTAACTTCCACCTCTAGAGTACTTATTCTGGTCTCGTGTTGAAGATGTGGCTTATTTAGCTTATCTTTGAATAAGATAATCCTTTCGACGATATTAAGGATTGTTAGCACCAAGCCGAGGCCCAGTACCAGTATCTCTGTTGTAATCATTATTCATATGACTCCTTCACAAAAGTATTGTATACCGGGCATTCGTCCAGTGATAAGTTCATGTGCTTATTAAGTATATGCGTATAGTAATCTGCAGCTGCTCTCTTGTCACTGAATACTGTGACAGTAGCTTCTGGATCACCTTTGTCATAATAGCTTACTACCCATACTCTATCCATGATCTGCACCGCCTTATTTCAAAGTACAAAACTTAATTATTGTACGCCTACGCAGAATTTAATCTCGTTAGCGTTGATTCTATCTTGATTGTTGTAGCAAGCCTTCATGCCATCGCCATAAGTACCGGGTCTCTCAATACCATTCGGAAAGCATCCGTTCATGTAAGCAATGATTTCCATTGCTGTGATCATGAACTGTGTTTCACCGTACTCAATATAGTGGTTGTCAAGTGCGGCGTCAGACTTTTCACCAAAATCTTTATCCTCCGCAAGTCTCTCACTGAAGCAATTTCTAACATAAGCATTGTCTCCACAGTAATCAAGATTCATTGCGTGTTGCAAAACAGCAATTCTCATGGCTTCGGTTTCCGGGCCGAGTTTGCCATCAACTTTGATTTTGCTATGGCCAACGAAAGCGTTTGCTTCAATCTGGCCTTTTCTTATACATTCTGATCTGAATTGAGCGAGGAAATTCCAATCAATATTCTGTTCCGGCTGATTCTCCACGATGGGTTGAATTTCTGCAGGAGTTGTATAGTCAGTCTGAATATTAGAGCCTAATATACCATTAACAATAGCAGCTCCCATTGAGTCGGGGTTATAGAGATTAGCATCATCCCAGTTATCGCAGAAGCAACACTCGATTAAGAGAGCCGGAGACTTGGTCTTTTTTAAGACATAAAGACCATCCCTAACCTTTACGCCTCTATTAGCAAAGCCAAGCCCTGCAATAGAATTAACAATATTCTGAGCTGCATCGTTAGAAGCTGAAGCAGAACTATACACCAACACTTCTGTTCCGTGACCATTTCCATCTGATGCGTTGAAATGAATTGATATATCAAGATCAACAGCGTTAGCGTTACACTTTGCCACTATCTGATACAAGTTATCATTTACGCTTGGCGCATCATCGACAGTACAATCGAATACTTCATGACCATTTTCTCTTAAGAGTCTTATAACGACATCTTTTACCTGCCTTGCCGCAGTTGACTCTGTGAAGACTCCACCGGCACCACAGCCGATGTGTCCGTCTGCATTGTGACCTGCATGCACATTAAATCTCATATAATCGCCTCCTAATTCTAATAAATCACTGTTTTTCTGAAATATAGGGTAAAATATATATTCCTTATTTCATTTTAATCTTCGTTGTTAGTAGATTCCGGATCCGGAATTGTTGCTATGCTGGTAGCAACAGAGAGTATCGCTGCTAATGCCGATGCAGATAATACCTGGATCCAGTCCACATCGCTTATAACGAATGCAGTTCCTATTACTGCAACGAAAGTCTGGAAAAACGTCTTGATACTACGCTCTGCAACCTTGAGCCACCAGCTCTTATTAGTTAACTTACTCATAATTATTCACCTGCCTTTTCCATCGCTTTTAACTCTATCACTTGCACTATCTCTAAGATTAGTTCGAGAAGCTCCGGGATTGTCATATCATATAAGTCTTTATCCATATCTAACCTATAATGTAGTTATATTCATCCTGAGTAATAGTGCCGGCATCAACCATCTCTTGGAGCTTCTTTTTTGTTACTTTACCCTTTTTATAGAGTCTTTTTAGACTCTCAACCAATGTCCTCATTCTACAGCACCCCTTCCTCTATCAACTCTTCTGTATATGCGTCTATTGCTTCAGACGAGTCTATCTCTTCAATGCTCTTAAGCATCTCATATTCTGATACAGTGATGATCCTGCTTTCGCAGACATAATCTGTATATGCTTCCATATCCTCGGTAGCTTCGTGATGCTCTTCTTCAATGTTGCGCCTCTGGATATAAGTTTCCGGCGATATCAATTGAAGTTCACTAGGCCGCTCTGCAGAGCGTTCTTCTTTCCATGCTTTCATTCTTTGTCCTCCTTGATATAATCTTCTTCATCGAGCCTATGTTTACATAGGGCTTAATCTCACATAGATAACAGTCATAAGTATCTGTGCATTTGAACCATCCCATATAAGAGATGATCGCACACATATGTTTTGAATATACAAGTTTATTCTCTTCTCTTCGTCTCTTTATTCTTTTGGCAAGTCTCGTTGCATGAATAAGGATCCCTTTTCTGATAGTAGTTATACCTCTACCGAAAGCGAATCCCATAAAATCGATACAACGGCCAATAGTCCGTTTACTCTTGTGATATACAAATTTTGCAACTTGCCAATTGTTCTTTAGTTTCAACCGGAATCGTCTTCCGATGAACTTCTTAATCTCTATTAGTGCTTCATGTAGCCGCTTCTTATTGTCGGCCATAAAGGTAATGTCATCCATATATCTTATGTATATATGGAAACCTAACTTTTCATACATAAACCAATCGAGAGGCTCTAACAAGTAATTAGCAAGCCATTGGCTTATATAAAATCCAAGCGGAATACCTTTCTTGAATCCCTTCAGGCATAGCTCGATTATGTATAAAAACCATTCATCCTTAATTCGAATGCGAAGCTCCCTCATCAAGATAGGAAGTCTTATGCTGTCATAGAAATGTCTAATATCAGCTTTAGTAAAGTTTCTTATACCTTTACCATGTCTAATCCAACGCTCCAACCTTCTTTTAGCCATATGCGCGCCACGTTTCGGAAAACTACCGCAGGAATACGGATATGATGTCCGAGTAATTATTGGCTCTAACACCAAAATAATTATGTGATGAAGCCATTGCTCATGGATTTCCGGCATGTATATCTTTCTTTCCTTACCATGCTCATAGATAATCCTTGGCGTTCTCTTTCTCGGCTTATAAGCAAGCTCCGGATTAGGAACTTCTACGCCTTCCGGTTTTGTGTTTAGTATCATTAGATACATCATATCGACTTCTTCATCTAGATGTTCGTCGATATATATTATTTCTCTTCTTGTTGTTTTTCCTTTTCGTAACTTTTTGTATGCTAGTCTAATAAGATCCTTGTCTAGCATCTTAGAATACAGATATTTATATTGTTTCTTGCCTTTAGTTTCAAAGTAGTTCATAGTTCTATAAATATAAGATAGTTTTTTCTTCTATCTCCTACGCACAGGCAGGTGCGACCGCTTTACCGTGCGCCCTGTATCGGAATAATTACCACTCCCCTAACCAATAAATGGCGGATAAGACGTGTTTCAACGCCCAGAGGTGTAATTGAATGAAGTCTACATTGGGTTAATATTGTCTTGGATAGAATTAGGACGCGCCGATGTTCCAGTTCGCATTCGTCGAGACATTGTTCAAATTCAGCGCGCCGACGCCATCAATGAGGTCATTGTT